ACGTAGTCTATCAATAAACTTCTGAAATTTAAGTTCATCTCTGGAAATTTCGGATGATCTACCAAGAGAGAATTGTGATTCTTGTTCAAGTCTATTTACCGGAACATTTAATGCACGATATAGTTTCTTTTGGAAGTAAATAATATCGTCGATCTGACCTAGGTTTTCACCACCAGGTAGCGTTGTAATCTCAGTTCCTTTACCACCTTCACGACGTGGTAGCCAGAAATCTTCAAGCATTGACATATGCTTACGATCATCTTTAATCTCACCTGTTGCAGCATCATATACAATTTTATTCTTATAGCGAGTCATGATATTCTTCATGTACTCTTCTGCTTTACCACGTGGTAGGTTACCAACATCAACATAGAAAATACGGCGTTCAGGAGCACGAGCCAGACGATAGATAACAAGTGAGTCTTCCATCATACGAAGCTGATTAATCGGCTTCAATGCTTTATGAAGATATGAAACTACTTTTCTACGCTGTTCATCAAGCAAACCTGACGTAACGTAACTAACTGCATCAGGAGAAATTCTAACGGCATTATGACTATTTGAATAATTATTACTACCGTTAATCTTATCTTGGAAAATATAAAATTCACTTACAGTATCTACAATTGATGCGCCAGTTTTAGGATCTTTTTTCTTTTTAATTTCTTTTACTTTACGGATCTTAAGTGCATCAATTGGACGAATCTCTTGGATACCAGCTTTAGGGTTAGATTCATTTATAAGAAGATGATGTACTATTCTTCCGTCAATATACCAACGCTTGAACATATCGGAACCATTGTCGGTAAATGATAACATATCAAGTATATTATCAAATTCTTCTTGGAATTGTTTTTTAAGCGATTCACTTAAATCATCAACTTCATCTAAATTTAGTTTTACAGGAGCTTCTAGTTCTGATGTTGTAATTGATTCGTTTACAATTTCATCAATTGCCATGTCCACTTCTGGATGCATGGATACTGCTCTGTATCTTTGAATTAATTCAACCGCATCTTTTGTATTATCACCATCAAAGTCAATGTATTGACCCCAATGGGAACCAGACGCAGTAACATAACCTGCACCATCTTCATCAGATGGAGGTACTATAGAAGGAATCTTATCTTTTACTTCACGGTTGGCTCTTCTTAATTCAAAGCCAAATAATTTCATTACTGGACCGTCAGCCATAATCTATCCTTAGAAAAATTGAAGTGGTAGGGCCGTTAAGCCCTACCTTATATCTTTATTTATCAGCTGGTAGTACCAACGGATTCCCAATATTGAACTTGGAATTCAACAGTAAATTCTTCAATGACGTCATTTGTTCCATAGGCAAGTTCAATTGCGGAAACGGCGGTCGGGAAACAACCACGGAAGTTGTAAGTCTTAAGTGTTGACCCATCTTTGTCAAGTTGTTCAACAATAAGATCTGCAGAATAATCGTTTACATTAGTAAGACCAGTATTCTGTCTGTGATTGTTCATACCGTTCATCCAGCGTTCCATAGCATTACGGACTGCAAAGTCGGTATCATTTATAATAGTCGGAGTCCAACTATCGAATGTTCTGGTTCCTGCCATTTTCAATTCTCTACCACGGAAAGGAATTGTGATAGTTGACATTGTTGAAGCCGGTAGCTGAGCAGCAGAGCAAAGGAATGATGTAATTTCTACATCACCCTGTGCATAAGCTGGGAAGTTAATGGTCGCTTTGAATAGATTCGGTCTAGCGCCACCACCTCTTAATTTGGACTTGAAGTCATCAACTCCTAGAATAGCCATGTTATTTCTCCTCTGACGCTATTATACAGTGCCGACAACTTCTTCAAAGTCCACACCAGTTCTAACAGCTACGAAGTTTAGAGTTACGTAGTTGATTGAACGTGCAGGCTTAATGAAGATGTTAGCAATGAATTCGTTTCTATCCACAACAGCAGCCGTATTATTTGTTTCGTCACAGACTACACGGAAATCAGTAATACCGCGTCTACCTTGGATTTCTCTCAAGAATGGTTCCACGATATTTACAAATTCCGCACGTGTGAATTCATCGTTAAATTCAAACATAACGTTACGTGCTGCAATTGCAATTGCTCTTTCCATAGTTAGGAACAAGCGACGAACGTTAATACGGTCGAAGGCTGATGGTCTAGCTAGGAATGTTTTATCACCGAATAGGAGTGTACCCTGTCCAGGAATATTTGCAACTGGATTAACACCTGCTTTATAGAGTGTATCTCTTTCTGCTTTGGTTGCAGAATAAGCAAGACCAGTTACACCAAGAACAGCACCACGTCTTTGTCCAGCAGGTGAGTACCAAGGAGCTGTTGAAAGATCTGAAGCAGCCATGATACCAGCAACTGATGAAGCATCCGGAATGAAGATATATTGATCATTATACTTATCATATACTTTTAGATAGTTATTTGAAACTACCAAGTATGATGAGCGAGTAAATTGATCAGTAGTAATGATTGATGTAGCAACTGGTGTTGCTGCATTTACAACTGCTTCTCTGTTAGGTGATGTTACAACAATACAATCCTTACGGGTTGTTTGAGCAGTTGATACTAGATCATTAACAACAGTAACTTGGTTTGCAGAGGATGCAAGACCTGGTGCAATAAGGAAGTCAACGGTAATGGTATCAACATCTTCAAATAGATCAAAGCCTGTTGCGTACTGCGCAGTACCTAGAGTACTTGAATCAACACCGGCTGTAAGTGACGTTGTAATTACATCTGTTGCTGATGCAGAAAAGGTTTGATTTGCTGCGCTGGTACCAGCATTTGTTAAATCATCTAATGTACCTTCAAAAGTTGCAAGATAAATGTATGCTGATCCATTATTAATTACGTCTTTAACATAATTGGTTGAACCATCTGCATTCTTTGCATCAGATGCAAGAGATACATAAGCATATCTTTCAAGTACGGTACCAGGAGTTCCAGTAAATAGACCATCTTGGTCAATAACAACTACGTGGCACTCGTCATTTGCTCCGCTTCTGGCACTTGCATATGCTGAAGTACCAGGAGCTCCATCAAACTGAGCTACATAAGCCCATTGTGAAAAGTATGTTCCATTAGAATCTGAACCAACAGGACAGATTGAAACTTGTAATGAATTACCTAGAGCACCAGGAAATCTTGCAACCCATGCTCCGGTATTTGTATCACCAGAATCGGAACCAAAAGTTCCATCTAGTGAATCAAAGTGATTTTTATTTCTAACTACAACTGAACTTAAGCCAGCGGCATTTGCATTCCGTGCAGCTGCATCAATTTCACGTACAACGTAAAGTGAACTTGAATATCTCAAGTAATAAGCTGCTGACAAGAAATCCGCAGCGTTTGTAGTATTTGGTGTTGCAAAGGTCGAAGCTAGTGTAGTCTCTGTATCTACCAGAGTTGCCTGTCTAACTGGACCCCAGCGAAAATTCCCTACAAAAGCGCCAGTAGTAGATTGAACGTTAGGTACTACACCTGTTAAATCAATCTCTTTTACGACAATTGCTGGGGATTCAGAGGGACTAAAAATTGCCATATCTCGATCCTTTTCAGTGGTATTAATATGTTTTCATAATACGGTAAAACTATCAATTACCATTATTTATAATTTTTTAAAATTGGTCAAAAATCCACTTGACCAAATTTGAAATCTCTATCTACTGTCCATACAGTTTTTATATCACCAAGAACTTCTGTATCATTATTTGAAATACCATCTTCAATATATCCAAATGGGACTAATTCATCTTCAATTTCTTTTACTCTTTGAGCAAACATCATCTCTTTTAAATTTACAGTAGTTAATTCTTCAAAATTTCTACCTGTAGCAAAATAACCAAATAGAACTAAATTCATCATAAGATCATCATGATTACCTTCTGAAGCTTCATATGATTGACCTTTGGCAATAAAGGTAGACATTTCCAAAATTGTTTCAGGATCTACGATATGTAATTTACGATTTTCAATAATATCTTTAATTGCAGAA